CTCGCATCCGATATATCGGATAGTGAATCCTTTGTTGATACGGGTTCGTTGGTCTTTAACGGACTTGTTAGCGGCAGTATATTTGGTGGCGTATCTAGCAAGAGGATTACTGCTATTGCTGGAGAAAGCAGCACAGGAAAAACTTTTTTCTCTCTCGCCGTTGTCAAGAACTTCCTGGATACTAATCCCTCCGCTTATTGCCTCTACTTTGATACTGAGGCTAGTATCACTAAATCACTTCTAGAAAGTAGAGG